CAGCAGCTTGAGTTTCTGAATAATCAACTCCATTTGCTATAGCCCAAGCGTCGTAATAAGCTTTCCAAGCTTCACCGAAACCAGAACCTTTAGCCCTATCTGAATTAAGTGCTAATAGGCCTTCCTTTATATAAGTTTGATCGCCAGAAACTTTTATCGATCTATTTGTTTGTCCAACTATAATTCCATCTTTATTTTTTACTGACCCACTAAAAGATATGCTTTCGGTTCCTACTGTAAAGTCATTGATTGATACTGAATAACCTTCTCTACCAAACGTTGCTTCACCAGCGCCAAAAATTCTGTTAAGTGTTTTTTCAATTTGAATTTTTACTTGAACTTTCTCATCATTAGTAATACCTGAGTTGTATCTATCAACTAATTCTTTAAGTTTTTTTAGAGAAGGTCTGTTTTTAGCAGCGCGAGCTGCCTTTGCTGCTCTATCTGCTGACCACCCTTTTGACATGTAATCTTGTTGAGTAACATCGTTTCCATCAACTTGTAATCTATCTGGATCTACATAATCAGGATTATTTTCTTTAACTCCCTTTATAGATCCGTCATACTGCTCAACGCCACCAGCAGGAGTTCTTGATTCCAAAGGACGATTCATAAATCTTTCAGCAATAGGTGTTGATTCAGGAAGAGTTGAATCTGGAGAAATTACTTCAGGTGCCTCTGCTTGAGGTGTAGGCGTTGGCGTTGGGGTAGGCGTAGAGGTTCTCGGTATACGACCTGGTAGTTGTGTAGGTACACCAGCCTCTCTTGGAAGTGCTTGTACTGGATTTGGATCACGCTCTCTATCAGCGCGAACTATTCTTTGCCATTGACGACGCATCTTTCTATCGTTATAAATTGCATCTTCAACAGCTCTTCTTTCACTAATAGAACCTCTATTGTTTAAGAAAAGCATTCTTACTGCTAATTTTTTAAATATCGGTCCACGCTGTGGCTGACCGTTTTCATCTAATACAAGATTACCTTCGTCATCTCTTATTACTGCTTGAGGGAAATAAACCCATGCGTATGCTCTACGAAGTCTGTCATTTGGATTTAGTGTGTGCTCTAGGGCAACAACAGTTCCATCTCCCCAGCCTCTAAATTCATTTTCTTCTCCGCCCCAATGATTAACAACATCTCCGCGACGCGCTTGATTAATTCCATCAGCAAATACAAAGTTATCTTCTTGCCATATTCTGTATGGATCGCCTTTCATCGGACGACGTCTTGCGTCTAACAAAGACTGAATACGCTGTCTAAAACCGTCTAAAGTGAAAGGGCTTCTATCTTCATCTGATACAACAAAATTAGGTGTAGGGATAGTCTCTGTTGTTCTAGAGGCAGGCTCCCCAGATGTAAATGCTCCGCTTTCTGGATTAAATCTTTCTGTGCGAATATCATTTTCTGGGATATTTATATTTTGTGTAGTTGGAGGCGGAGTGCTAGGAGTACTACCTGGAGGAGGAGGCGGAAGTATAATATTTCCATCTGGATCTCTTGGTAAATCTTCAATAGGTGTTGGACCCATCGGGGCTGTAACTAAATTAAATCTTTGAGTGGGGTTATAAACTCTTCCAACTTCTAAACTTCCAGCCTGATCAGGGTTAGAAAAATTAATTGGACTTCTAGTACCATCTGGGTTGTACCATGCCCAAACTTCTTCACCTTCAATTTCTCTAAAATTAAGTATGGCTCCATCTTGAGGAGAAGTGTTAAATCTAGGAATATTAAAAGTGTTTCTAAGAGTCTCTGGGAAATCTTCTGGCATCGGGTCACTACTTCCAACGCCTTGCATCATTTCTTCCCAATAAGCTTGAGCAAACTCGTTCCAAGAATCTTGATTGCTAGGAAGTTCTATCTCAACGCTTCCAGTGTTTTCTGGCGTAGGAATAGTCTCTTTTGGATCTTCATTAATTTTTTGAGAAGACGGAGTTTGTTTTGGTTTATTTTTGCTGTCATCAATGGAAATAACTTTAATTTTAGGCTCTATAAAAGTAACATTACCTTGATTTCTGAGATCTCTAATTTGTGCACTGAGGTTAAGCATCTTATTAAATGCCTCGTTACGAAGCACGTAAAGTTCAATCACCTCTGGGTCATTCATGGGTACACCGTCTAAGGCTTTTTGACGAATTTTTTCTTCTAAATCTTTATACTCTTCTTCAGCTTTGGCTTTTTGATCTTCAAGTTTATTAGATGGAGAGACATCACCTTGATTTTTAATTTCTCTATTAAGGTCGAGCATCCTATTAAATGCATCATCGCGAAGTCTGATAAGTTCAGCAATCCTCGGGTCAATAATGGGGATTCCATCGCGAAGCATTTGACGAATTTCTTTATCTAAATCTTCATACTCTTTTCTAGCTTTGTCTCTTTGCTCCTCGAGAGGACCTTGATAGCCTGAAGGGGGATTTCTAAATTTTTCGGGTTTAGTTGCATCACTAGGCGCAGAGTCTGAATCTGTAGAAGGATTTAGTACTCCAGTTCTCTGATCTGTGTCACCAACTTGCTCTAATTTTCTAACAAGATTTTGTAGTTTTTCAAAAAGTTGTGGACTTCTGTTGTAGTACATAACAAATCTGTACATAAAACTATTTTTTAACTCTACATCTTCAGTCCAAATAAACTCTTTCATATCTGAAGGTGGAGTAAAACCTCTTTTAGCACTTAAAACTTCTCTACGCCAAGATCTTTGCTCGGAAACAAAATCTGGATCTCTTCTACCCTCTAAATAATCTTGAGGGTTAGGAGGATTTAAAGCACCAGCAGATCCTGACTCTGGTACCTCTGCACCACGAATAACTCTTAACTGTCTTGAAGAAGTAATTTGTTCTGGGTATGCTTGCTCTTCATGACCTGGATAGTAACCACGAATAATAACTCTTGTGGGGGCTAAGTCAACTATAGTTGGTCTTCTACGATTAACAAATCTATCTCTTCCAATAGAATTTTCTACAGGAATAACATCAGTTATAACAAAGTGATCCTTTGTAATAATGTCGCCTTTTTGAAGATCTCCAGGGCCAGCATTAACAATGTACGCAGACTTAGGCTCTCCTTGTACATCGTCCTGATTAATAGGAAGTTCATTTCTAGGATTTTTAGCGTTTTCAATTAAATCATTTACAATTAATTTAGCATCTTCAGAGCCTTCTTCTGAAGTGATATCTACATTTGCTAATTCACCATTAAATTGTTTTTCTATTTTAGAAGTTTTTTGCTGTTCAGAAACTAAGTCTTTATCTACATCTCTAGTAGACACCTCTTTTAAGCTTGCCCGAAAGCCAGCAACTATTTTATTAAGTTGATTAATTTTTTCAAAGACACGAGATACATCTAAGTCCTGACGTATCTCATCTAAATCTCTACCAGAAAGAGTTTTTTCATACCAAGCAATTTGTTTTTGCAATTCTGCAGTTACAGAAGCCAAAGCTTCTCTAACTTCTATCTCTTCTGAGTCGTTTGGGTTAGTAGGCAGTTTTATTTTGTCAATTGCTTTTTTAGTATTAGCATCCAAAACCTCTGGAGTTATGTCTGACTTAGTTTCGTTATCTTCAGGTTTTATAGCAGCTAAATAATTTAAAACTGCTTCAGTTTGAGCCCAGCTCTTTCTTTGAGCAGCACGAGGTAAATCAACCCAATGACGAGTCTCATAATCATCAACATCGGAAGCCCAACGGGATGGAAAACCGTAAGTAGGAGGGGTTGAGTCTAAAAGATTTTTTACTTCTTCATAAGATTTATTATCTCTTATTGCATTTTGAATTTCTTCGCTGTAATAAGGCTCTCCTTGGAAATCTAGTGAACCTTCTAAAGCACGTAAAGCTAAACCTCTTAATCTGTTAACTTCTTCTTCGCTTACTACTGGAACAACCTCGGTATCAGTGTCTGCATTTTCTTGATCGAGAATAGCTTTTGCTTCATCCTGATCAACAGACTTAACTTGACCAGCGCGTCCCTCTTCAGCAACTTCTCTTAAGATTTCATTTGTATCTACGCCTTTAAGTTGTAGAGCGTCTCTTAAAACTTCTGAAGGGAGAGTAATCTCAACTTGCTCATCTTCATCATTTATAAAATCAAATTTACCGTAGCCAGGTAGTTCAGAAGGTTCTAGAGAACCTCTAAAAGCAAACTTAAGAGCCTCTTCATCATATTTAGTTGCTTGATACGGATCGTCTGTGTATCCAATTGGATACTCTACTCCAGTCATATCTAAAATCGCTCTTGATTCTTCAGGAGTATCTATAGTTATAAAATTATTATTTGGATTTATAGGGTCACTATCAGGGGTGTAGTAACCTTGAGGCATTTCAACTTCTTCGTTTTCAGGAAGATAAGGTCTGTAATCACCAGACTCGTCAAATGCTGCTTTCTCTTCTTCGGTTAAACCTTCAAGCAATGCTGGGGTAAATGTTTTTTGTTTTTCTGTAGATTCTGGCTTAACTGTTTCACCTAAATCTAAACGAGTAATTTCCTCGGAAACATCGGAACCTGCTTCACCTCTTTCAGCATTAAGCGCATCCTGATTTTCTGTGGTACCCAAAGCACCGTCATAGATTCTTGCAACTTCTGAGTCAGCGTCTTCACCTTGCATTCTTAATGCTTGATAAATTGCTTCAGCTTTAATATCTTGTAGTCCGCCTTCAAATCCAAGAAGTCCTCTACCATTTGCAGGCACTGACTCAATTGGGAGAAGTGCCTCTTCTAATGCACCGACCAAATCTGCTTTATTAAATTTAAGAGCTAACTCTTTAGGATTATCTGTGGCACCTTCAACACCATCTTCGATACCTTGAGGTAAATAACCAACAAACCTATTTAACTTATAAGCACCCTCTGGGTATTGAGCCCAGCGGTTTTCAACATCATCAAATTCAGAGCCATCTTCGTTTCTTGCAAGACCTGCAAGATCCACTTCTCTACCTCTAAGTTGGTTTTGAATCTCAAACCAATTATCAAAGTCACCGACTGAAGTTCCGTCAACTGTTGATACAGATAATTTTCTTTTTCCATCAACATCTCTAGATATAACTGCATTAAAAGCACCATCTGTAAACTCTAAAGGATTGTTTGGGTCTGTCCTTGTCCAACCATTAGGAGCTTCAACTTTAGTAGCACTTGAAAGATCAACAATTGGATCTGACTCAGAATATTTTGCACTAGCAGGACTAAAACCATCAGCAGTAGGGTTAATAAGTGCTTTAATAAACTCGGTTGAAGTCGATGGAACTTCATAAATACTTTCATCTGGAGCTTCTATTTGAATATAACCAGGTCTTGGGGAATCAGCAACATATCTACCAGTAAAACTTTTAACATCTCCGTTTAACATTCTAAAGAACGCCCTAACAGCGCCACCCATCCAAGCAAATCTTCCTTTTAAATCACGAAGTTGTTTAGCAGCACGAGCGCGACGAGCTGCAGTAGAGTTTCCGTCACCAATTGCAGCAAGCAATGCTTCTTGAGAGACAAGACCTTGAGGTAAATTAGTCAAACGAGTAATAGCGTATTTGTATTCAACAGAATCACAAGGATTGATAATTGCACTAGCAATTAACGGCTTTGCTTCTTCAACTATATTAAAATCTGCTGTAATCCATCTTGCTTTTTGCGTTAAATAGTCTTGTAAAGAATAATTATGGCTTGCTGTGGATTTTGGATGACCTATAGGAAGTAAATCAGTATTTTTTGCATTACTAAAAGAGGTTTTGTTCTTCTGTGAAAGGGTAATAAAGTCTGATAAGTCTCTTAGAGCCTTAAAGTCTCTTTCTTTATTAGGCAAGCCAATGGTTTTTTCTAAAGATCTTTGAACAACAGTTAAAGCATCTAGTTTAGTGACTTGACGCTCTACAGGAACATCATTATTTGAAAGACTAACAATCTCAAAAACTCTATCTCTTAAATACTGAGCCTTTATTTTTTCTTTTGAAATGTTTTTGTTCATTAAAAGTCACCACCAAGTTTTCTAGGTAGCAAATCTGCATCTCTACTCTCATAACCAAGTGTTGAAAGTTCTGCAGCCCTATCAAAAGGGTTTTCTCCATCTTTAACGGCTCTTAACCAAGAGGCGCGAAGGGGAGTAGTCGCTTCATAACCCATCTGGGAGTACTCTGCCATAGCAAGTATTGCTTCCTCTGGTGTTTCATAATAACTCTGGTCTTTTAATTCTACAGTTAATTCTCTATCTATATAAATCTCTTCAACTAAATCTGGAAGTTCTTTTCTTTCTTCCATATAGTTTTTAATTGCGTCTTGATTAATTAAATTGTCTGGAATAACAGCAAGACGACACTTACCTAAATCTTCAATCTCAAGTGCAACTATTTGACATACGTCGCCCTCTTCGGTTTCCTGATAAAAAACACAGTGGGCACAGATAACTCCAATTTTTGCATCTTCATTTTCTGCAGCAGGAGTGTAACCAGCCCAAACACCAACACCATCTTCATTAAATTTTCCGTGCTTTTCAACGACAGATAAAATTGCGTTAGCCAAATCTTGTTCTTCTGGAACTAAAGCAGATGCAGTTAAAGAAGAGTTAGATTTTTTAGTGGATCGAGGATGAGACGATGGAAGTAAATCATTATCTGCTACATAAGCAGAGTTGGAAGGCTTTCCAGATTTTAAAAGTTTTAGAAACGCATTAACTCTGGCAAATGCCCAACCATTTCTAGACATACCTGGTCTGTGTGAAACAGAGTAAGCTCCAGCACCACGACGGAAAACGGCTTTTAAAGTTCCCAGAGTAGTTTTACGACCTTTTGGAACCGTTTCATTGTGTTTAGAAACTTTTTCTTTTAAAGTTTTTTCTACAGACTTAGAGAAAACAACTTTACGAGCAGACTTTGAACTAGAAGCAGATCCTTTTTTATTTACTTTAGAACCTTTAATTCTGTCTTTTTTAGGGGCAGGAGTTTGAGAGATAGTGCGTTTTGCAGCAGCAGTAATTGGTCCGCCACCAACCCAAGCGCGACATGTTCTAGCAGAAGCACATTTAAAATCAAATGCTTCGCAGTAACCTAACTCACCTGCTTCATCAATTGCGTCAAAAGTATCTGAGTCGCCAGTTAAACCAGACTGAATGCAGTCTTTCATTGATGGAGAAATATTAAATACAGCGCAATTACCACAACGCTGTTGTTTTGCTGTTTCAGTATCCACAGACCACTCGTCTGCAAGTGTTTGCCAATACTCTTCGTTTGGTTCTGCAGGATTTAGCGGACCATACATTGCTGTGTCTATAGCATTTTTACGATTTTTAAGATTAAGACCAATGTCTTGAGTGGGGGCAGGACAAGAAGTCTCTTCAGTTTTAACAGGTTGCTCTTGCAACTCTTGTAAAATTTTTGTAGAAGAAGTGTCAGGTGAATCAGGAGACATTATCTTTCTTGACCTTCTACTGGAGCTTCAGTATTTTCTGGACTTAATGCGTCTTGAACTTCTGAAGGCAAAGATTCATCAGGCTTACTTGTTTCTTCAACAGGTGTGGTGCTCTCATTTGCAACATTTTGTTGATCTAAAACTTGTTGAACCTCTGGAGGTATTGGAGCAACAGAAGATGCTTGCTGCGCACCGCGAATACTTTCCATAACTTCAGGGGCAACTGCTCCAAGCATCGCCTCTGTTAATTCTGGAGTGACAGATCCCTTTTCAACCATCATTCGAATTGCAATCTCATTTGGTGAAGGTGCATCAGCGGCAGAGAACCCGTGAGCACGACGCCAAGTGTCATAAGAAACGGCACCGCGATCAAAACCTGCGTCAGCATCTGTTGCACGGTCATTACGAGTTGCAATTGCTGATGGGTCGTACCAAACAACCATCTTCTTAACTTCTGCTTCAGGATAACCCTGAGCAATTAAATATGGTCTTAGGTAGACAACTGTTAAAGCATCTGCAATTAAAAGCATCAACGGTTCAATGTGTGCCTTATATAGAGACTCATCAATTTGAAGTGCGTTTGAGTACTTAACATTTGCTAAACCTGTAACAATATCTTTTGGAACATCTAAGCCTTGCAAAATTCTTTCTAAGACACGGTCTGCACGTTGTGCAAGCGCTGGGTCGAATGAACGCTCAAACTTAAATTGTTTAATCTTGTCGCCAAGTTCTGCTGGACCACGAATGATTAGAGGAACAACTGCTGATGCGGACTCTTCATCACGAATCGGAGTTGTCATAGCGTCCATTAATTGCTCTTCAAACTCATCCTCTGCTTCTTCAACAGTGAAACCTGGATTTAATTCATCATCAGAGTCATATGGAAAATCACCATCGCCTTGTGCGGCAACTGACAAACCATCTGGTAAATAAAGAGCACCTGCGTTTAAGCGAGAACGTGCTGTTGCACGAAATGTTCTGTTAAGGAGGAGTAGTTCAGCACAAAGATCTAACAAACCGCGAAGTGAGGAATCTGCTTCATCTGAGTAGCGTGGATGTGAGCGCCAAATTCTTCCAATAAAAGCATTTTTACCTAATCTAATAGATGTATTTTGATTAGCAGCACTGTTTCCTTGGCTTACTGCTTGCTCTCTTCTACCAATAACATTAAAACCACCGCGAGCATCTGCCATAACTTCATCTACAGAGCGAATATCCCAAGAATCTGGAATACCTTGACTTGGTTTACCAGGAATATTAATTAGGTAACACTCGCCAGACACGACTAAGTTAAGTGCTGCATCTCTTAACAAACCTGACTGACCACCGTATGCAGAATCTAAACGAGCAACTGCTCTTTCTGCAGCAGCGGCAAGTCTTTGATCTGTTACATCTGAATTTGAAACTGGAGTAGGTGATTCTGCAGGATTATCTACACTTGCAGCAAAAATTCTAATTCTTGAAACTACAGAAGCAACTAAATTAAAAGCGTACTTAATTTCACCGATTGCGTCGTAGTATTCCCATGCTTCTGCTTGCCAACCAGATGAACCAGCAGCACGGCGAGAGCGAAATTGTTCAAACTCTCCCTTATCGTTAATTTTTATTTGAGCAGCCGCCGCAGTTAAAGAGCGAGGGGAAGAATAGTTAACAGGGATAGCTGGTTGCAAGAACAGAGACGAAGGACCTGTAATTTGAGGTTTAGAAGCGCCCGTAATTACTGATGGCTTTTCTTCTCGTCTAAAGACGCCCACTACTTCTCCTTGCTGTCTCTGTTGCGGAACATGAATTATTTATCTTCATGTGCGGTCAACAAACCTGCTATTGCTGAAAGGGATAAAACCAAGACAACAATATCGGTCGGTATAGGAATAATGATACGCGATATTTGGATAAGTGAGGCTACCCAAATGGACATACACCACTCGCATGTCAAAAGATATCCGAGTTTACTCGTCTCAGGGGGTCTTTTCTTCCAAAACCAATTCCTAAAACCAGCAAGTAACTCGTCTCTTGTTATTAATCTCGTAAGCCTATAAGTAGCAAGACCTAAAAGCGTGAGTTCTACAAAAGTCATTGAAACGGATCAGCCTCCGATGTCAATATACCTTTGTGAGGCGCCCAACTCCTTAAACGACTCCCACAACCACAATTATTATCTTTTCTAAAGGCTAAAGTTTTTCCAGAAATGGTTTGGACTTTAGTAATGTGATTGTCTTGAATCATCTTTGCCAACTCTTCTCTAAAAATTAACTTAGGCCCCATGGGAGAGTCGATTGCAATCATCAAAACATTATTTATAACCACTACCCTCGTTCTGTCTATTCTCTTTGCGCCCTCTGGTATTGCCCCATCTGAAGAAAGTGCTTCTAAATTAGAAACTGCCCCTGAAGGTGCTGCAACAACTATGGCTGGAAATATATCTATCGTTTTCTGCAACTAAATTTCCTTATAAATAGAGGGAACATAGAAACTGTCCCAACCTAAAAACTCTATGGCAAGCGGTAAGGGAACTAAAACAGGTTTATTCTTAGTTGCAAATTCATTACTGTTTTTAACTAGCAACCATTTATCCACATCTTGTTTGGATTGAGCAATCGGACATTTAACCCATGCTGGATGACCGCTTAACTTTCTTGTAGGGAAAGCTATAGGAAATGGAGACTTATCTGAAACCATAGTCTCAAGTGATCTAGTCTGTGGACTGTCCTCATGACGAGAGTTGACCCACACCACTACAGATAAATCTTTTTCGTCGTATATACCTGAATCTGTTTTATAAGTCTTAGACATTTAAATTATTCCCCTTTTACTTAGACGTTTTGCCATAGCTCTGTATGTAACTTCTGCGGCGTCAGCAATAGCCGCGGTAGGTACTCCACGATCTCTTAAACTTACTGCTAGTTCTGTTAACTCTCTGTTAGCAATTGCAAAAGGACTGTTGTATGGAGTTTTGGCACGATAGCGTTTTGATAGCATTGACAGTTCTTTTAATTTTATTCTGGCATCAGGAGGAACTCCTGGAGAGATACTTTTAACTTTTGCCGAAGTACTTAAAGGAGTTAAAGAAGAAAGACTTTTGGGAGGAGGATTAGGGACTACCCTTCT